ACCAACTGTTAAAGTAGTTCCGCATTGTGGTTCAATTGCATTTACTTCTATTTTGCTCATTAGACAATTACCAACGTTCCGGTTACTGTGATTGTATTGGGGAAAGTGACTGGTCCAGCGAGAACCGCTGACTCAATTACGATATCTTTATTATTAATAGTTTCCGCATGAGTATAAATTTGTTCAGAGCCGGGCTTATTACCGACGTATATTTCGTTGTAATAATCACTCATAATTTATTCCTAACTTGCTGTACTAATTGCTTTAACTACACTTACTACTACATCAGATGATGTTGCATCACTTGAACTTGCATTTAATACATCTGTATCATTCAATACAAATTTAGCTCCACCTTGTACTAATTCAACTGAACTATTAGGTGGTATACTTAAATCTTTTGCTATGTAAACTGTTCCGGATCCTAAAGGTGACATCCAAACTGAAACTGTAATTGCAGTTGCTAAAATGTTAGCAATTCTAATACCTATAATAGCATCTGCTGAAACCGGACTAGAACTTGTATTAGTATACAATGCTGTAGTTCCTGTTCCTAGTTGAGCTGTTGCTGATGCGAAATTTTGTGCCATAATTGTTTTTTCCTTTTGTTATACTATAAAGCGATTGCCATCGCAACCGCAAAACCTGCTGAAGCTGCTCCTACTGGAACTCCATCAGCATCTAAATAAACTGCCTTACTTGCTGGTAATGTACAGAATACATCTTTTGTCCCTGCTGAAAAATCTATTTTTGCAGTAGTTGATAAAGAATTATCAATAACAGTAGTTCTTTCTAATGTTGTTGAAGCAGATAAAGTTCCAACTCCTACTTCCCATTCTGCTAGGCCTTGATTGACAATAGCATAATAAGTTGTGTTAGAAGTTCCAATTCCTGTATTGAATGTAATAAAGTTAACTGCAGCTGCTCCGGCTAAAGTAATATTGCCTTGACCAATTGTTGTTGAAGTTTCTTTAACTCTATCATGTAAGACTAAAGCCATAAAAATTTATTCCTATGGGTTTCCAGTTATACTTAATAAAGCTCCTGATCCTGCGCCTGTTCCACCATCAGCTGTTGGACTTGGGAAAGTTACTGTGAACGTTCCATTGGTAGCTGTAATGTCTGCTTGAAAATCTAAAATTGCAACTAAATATTGTAAAGCTGTAGTTCCACCAGGAGCTACATATTTATATAGTACCCCACTTCTTGCTGTAAAACTTGCAGTTGTCCATGCAGGGTTTGTTGCAAAATCTAATGTTGTAAAATTACCTGATTGAGCTACTGCGCCTTGACCTGTAGTTTTTCCATCGGTAGTGTAATTAGTTCCAACTGTTCCTACTTGATTAGCTGTTGCTGATGTATATACACTATCTCCTACTACATAAGGTGCAGCAGTTGTAAACAATGCTAAATAATATGCATCATTAACTGTAAAGTCATGTTGTCCTTTTAAAATTCCTTGCTTAAATGCGAAAGGTACTACGTTTGCCATTTTTATTTTCTCCTAATTAATTTTGTGTTCCATAAGCCGATGGTGATTTTGATTTTAATTGTTGACGAAGGATTCCATCCTCATCTTCGTCTCGGCGTCTGTAACCAATTTGTTCAGTTGCATACGTTGTAAGGGCATTTTGATAAAGTCCTTGGTAGTATTGTATCATATCCTGTGGACCTTTCAAGTACCCAAATGTATTTATCAGACTTCCATATAAAAGCAAGTCTTGATATTTATTAGATAAATAAGTGCCATTTGTAGAAGCTGGAAGTCCTACTGGATTAGTAGTATCTGTAATACTATAAGGTTCTCTATTGTAAGCCATAGTAATAGTATAAGTAGTATCTGGAGTAGGTGCTACTACCCAAAAATCTTCATCCCAATTACCATAATATTTAGGTATTCCAACTGCTGAAGTTCCAGGTGTAGAATAATATTCTGCCATAAAACTTGGATCTCTTTGTTCTAAAAATACTTGATTACCATTAGCATCTGTAAGTTGTGCATAGTTTATAGATCTTAAATCATCAGGAATAGTTACATATCTATTGTCTACAATTAAATTAGATGTTGCGTAATGAGCATTTTGATCTGTAGGAACAGATCTTAAGATTCCATTTTCAGCATTTTTAATAATTGTATTTAAGATAGCATCATTTAAAACTGTGCTAGATACTTCCGTATAATTTCTTATATCAGAAACTAAATTTGCTAAAGTGTATGCCATATTATAATGCCTCTAATGTTACAGGTCCTGCTGAACAACTATTGAAACCTCCTTTTACACCAGATGCAGTTGCATTACTAGTGCTTTGAAAATAAAAATAACTAATAGGATTTGTTAATATATCAGTTGTTGTTGCACCCGATACTGTTCCATCCACTGCGATCTTTCCTAATTGAATTGTAAAACCAGCTGCTGAATCTATATCTGTAACTCCTGCTATAACTGGAATTGCTGCAAACGATTGTAAGTTAGGAGTATCTGCTCCTCCTGCTCCTGCTACTATAACTTGGGGTGCTCCTCTTAATCTTACAACACTATTAGCTAGTCTTTGATGATCAAGTGAATAAACATTAACAAAAGTATTACCCCCAGAAATAATAATTTCAAATGGATTAGAATCTAATAAAATTAATTGAGGAGTAGAATCTCTTTGTACTCTAGGATTTTGTAAAGCTTGTGGATCTGATCCAACAGGTGCTGGTTGAAGTTGTGGTTGTTTTGCTTCATACTCTGAATAATGAACTAAAGAACCATTCCATTCTCTAACCATTTCAGTATATGGAAATCTTAATCCAGATCTATCTGAAATTGATAGTGCTTGTTTACCTCTAGCAAAAACTCCCATTATGACATAACTCCATCACCATAAAAAGTTTGCGGTGAAATAAATGTAGATGTACCTTGGTTGTCTGCATCTAATGCTCTTAAAAATTCACTTTCATAAATTCTTTCTAACTCTGGTGTTCGTATTGGTGAATATTTCATACTTAAATAATAAGCAAGACCAGACATCATGCATGGATAAAATCTATCAACAACATCTGATGTATTTGTATAAGAACCAGGATTATCTATTTGTGCCATGTAGTAAAAACAAAACTGATGACTACTTGGTGTAGTTGTACTTGATACACTTGCACTTGGTGTTGCATATAAAAATATACTAGGATTAATTTTTCTATCTATATAATATTGTGAAGGTGTACCTTGTGTTAATTTATTAGGTGTTGCACTATATTGTGATCTACTAATTTGACTTAAAGTAGTATCTTGTGGATTAGTAGTTGTAGTATTGTTTCTATAAGTTGCTTCTAAAATTTGACTTAAATCATTTGGAAAATTAACTGAATCACTAGCAAAACTATATTCCGCTTGTCCTCTAATTAAAGGTACTTGAGCATATTTTACTTTCCATAAATGAACGCCTCTATTTTCCCATTCTTTAAATAAAATATTTAATGATCTTCTTGCAGATCTTAATTGATAACCAGTTCTAGTTCCTCTTATATTAGTTCTTTCAAAAGCTTCTTCTATAATGTCATCTATAGCTGGATTAAATGTATTAGTTCCTGAACTAGCTGTTGGAGTTCTAGCTTGATTACCCATACCACTGTGATTAGAACAATAGTAAAATAATGTAGGAGCGCCGACAGTTCTTACTGGAGCGACAACAATTTGTGTGTAAGCTGTTGCGGTTCCTGGGACTCCTGAAGTTGTTACACCTGTAGTATATTCAACACCTGTACCTGCTGTACCACCTGGAGGTGTTCCAAAAGTTCCATTTGCTGTTGTAGAAAATCTTAAAGGATGACCAGCATTACTACCTGCATCTTGATTAAAAATGTAAGTGTTACCTTCTTGAAGTTGTAAAACTGGACTAACTGTGCCGTTAATAAAAAATTTATTAACATTAGCACTATAAAAATTAGTACCAGTTGCAACAGTAACTGTGTAAGTAATAGTTGCCATTTAATTTCCTAACTGCCTGTTGGATTTGGACCGTCGTAATAAACTGTTATTGCTTCTACTACACGAGTAGATTGAAGATTAATATAAGCTCCAGCTTTAAACAATAAGCCATTGTCTGGAATATAAGGTTCAATATCATATCCACCAGTTGGACCATCACTTACAAAAAATTTAGAAACGATAGTTCCTGTTAAAGATGTATTATGAAAATCTATTGTTCCTTGAGTTCCTGATGCATAAGCCTGCATACCTCTTAC